CAACAACACGCGCAGGCGACTTTATCCAGACAGAAATCACAGCCAGCAACATGCTAGCACTTGTGCAGCCTATGGTTTATGAGTTAGCAGTAGAGCATAAGACTTGTATTGATGATGTTGTTGAGCTTGATATCACGGAGTTAGATTAGCAGCTTTCGGGCTGCTTTCTTTTGCGCTATACTCAGCTAATCTGCCAGCGGTGCTGGTGTTTATTAAGCGGTGCTTGATATGAGTGAAGCAAAAAAAGAATTGACAAATATTAGAAATCCAAAAGGCGCAGGAAGGCCGAAAGGTGTCCCAAACAAGGATAAAGAAGAGTTATTAAACCTTATCCAAGCTACAGGTTGTAAGCATCCAATTCAAGGGCTTGCAGAAATTGCAAAGCAATCACATGAAGCCGGAGAGCTTGATCTAGCTAAAGACTGCTACAAAGAGTTAGCGCAATACGTCGCATCAAAACGCAAAGCAGTTGAACACACTGGACACATCGAGACTGAGCAAGTGCAGTTGGTTGTTGTCTTAGATTCTGAAGCTGATGCAGATTAAGCTAACAAAGCCACAAACAAAAGTATGGCGCGGTAACACTCGATTTAAGGTGCTTATCTGCGGCAGGCGGTTTGGTAAAACATTCTTTGCCTTAACTTGGCTGCTTGCTCAGGCTGGAGCTAAGAAAGGCATTTACTACTACATTGCCCCGTCATACGTCATGGCTAAGTCAATTGCCTGGCGATTACTCAAAGAGCTTGCTGACGGCTTATTCTCAGTTAAAAACGAATCAGAGCTATTCATTGAATTGCCTAATGGCTCAGTCATTCAGTTAAAAGGCGCTGAGAACCGCGACAGCTTGCGCGGTGTTTCATTGGCTGGCGCTGTGCTAGATGAATATTGTTTCATGTCTGAAGAAGTCTGGACGGAAGTTGTAAGACCTGCAACATCTGACCAACTTGCACCAGTTGTTTTCATTAGCTCGCCTGCTGGCTGGAATTGGGCCAAAGATTTGTACGATTACGCCATGAATGGCGATGACGAGAACTGGCAAGCGTGGACATTCACAACGGCCGATGGTGGCAATGTTGCATTGTCAGAGATTGAAGCAGCTAAGCGAGAATTGCCGGAGCGAACATTCAAGCAAGAATACTTGGCCAGTTTTGAAACGCTATCAAATCGGGTTTACTCTAACTTTGATCGCGGCGTTAATATCAGCAATTCACTTTTAACGGTTGACGACACGCGAGAGCTTTTCATAGGTATTGACTTTAACGTGTCGCCAGTCACAGCGGCAATCGGAGTTAAGGTTGTTGACCAGTTGCACATCATTGACGAAATCAGCATAGAGAACAGCAATACAACAGAGCTTGCGCAAGAAATCAAGAGACGTTATCCGAACCACAAGATTCGCGCATATCCAGATCCAGCAGGTAGAGCAAGAAAGACTAGCGCGGCAGGCGGTGTAACTGACTTTGTTATCCTTGAGCAATTCGGATTCATCACATTCGCACCGAAAGCGCATGATCCAGTTGCAGACCGCATAAACACAGTGCAGGCAATGCTTAAAAATGCCAAAGGCGAAAGCAGGCTATTTATTCATCCTCGCTGCAAAGAGCTTATAAAGGGCTTGGACGGCATGACGTACAAGAAAGATACTAACTTGCCAGATAAGTCTTTAGGCCTTGACCATATCACAGACGCGCTTGGTTATCTGGTTTGCTATGAATTCCCAATAAACGCTCCAATCAGCGCCCCGCTCGCATGGGGCCGCAGATGATAGACTTATCAGAGCATCAACCGCATATTGTCGTAGCAACTGCTGAAGCGGTGCATGTTTTATGCCTAACCGATATTCGCCGCATGGCTCAGGGTTTGCCTTATCACGGAGATGCGCGGATAATGATCCAAATACTTGCAACAGCATTGAGAGATTTAATCGATGAGTCTAACCGCTGATCAACTACGCCATGAAGCAATGCTGCAACGAGTGGCAACTGGCTTGCTTAAAACTAACGTTTATCCGTCGCTCGCAGATGCTTACAAGTCAGTGCGCGAAATCCTGCTTGCACAAGAGGAAATCAAGAGCGCAGCGCAGCTTAACCGGATAACGAAAGCCATCAGCAAGTCAGTCACAGAGATTTATTCCGCAGGCTGGCAAGAGGCAACTAAAGAGCTTCAATCGCTGGCTGTTTACGAATCGAGCTACTATGCAGAGCTGATTGGCAAGTGGAATGACATCGAGTTAGCTACTCCAGGCAGCAAGACAATACTTGATTATGTCAATGCGGCATTGATGGTTCTTGGCGAGGGTGAGCGAGCAAAGGTTGGATCATGGGCTGAGTTTGTGAACACTGCGACGCAAGAATACGCACAGCAGTACAATAACCTTGTGAAAATTGGCTACACTCGCGGCGCAACGGTTCAGCAAATTACTAAGTCACTCAAGACTTTCAACGAAGGGCTAGCCAAGCAACAAGCTGAAGCATTGGCGCGCACCGGAGTAATGCACTACGCACAAAGCGCACGCGAAGCGATGGCAGTTGATAACCGCGACATCATAGACAAGCGGTATTTCTTGGCGATGTTGGACAATCGCACGTCACTTGGCTGTCGCTCGTTACATGGGCGCACTTGGCAACTAGAAGATGATAGCTATGTTAGATTGCCTCGGCATTTTCGTTGCCGTTCAAGCTATGTCTATCTGCTAGAAGGTCAAGATAAGCCTATTGGCATGGCTCCTGCTATAGGCTCAGGCGCTGACTATCCAACAGATGACGATAAAAAGCCAACCTACAAAGGGCGCAAAGACTTAGGCACATTCAAGATTGAGCAAGTGCCTGCCGATATTTCACCGGACACATGGTTAAGGCAGCAGTCGAGAGAGTTTGTCATTGACTCGCTCGGCAAGACTCGCGCAGAGTTGTTCCTTGATGGCGGATTGAAGATTGAAAGCATGACTGACACCTTTGGCAATCCGTTAACATTAGAGCAGTTACGCGAGCGAGACAGTAAGGCTTTTGCTAAGATTGGCATTTAGCAGTAAACTATTAAAAACGATTAGAGGCGCAACATGCAGCAGATCACATTACACACCGAAGCGGCGCTGATGTTGCCGAAGATTGAAGAAACAAGAATTGCCTTGGCTGGTGAGTTCTTTGTTAAGCAGGCTCAGTATGATTTATTGCCGCATCCGAGCGACGGCGACAAGACGACTGTTGACGCGAGAAACCGATACAACATCTACATTGCCAACGCTGAGTACCAGAACTATGGCGGTCAAACGTTAGCTAGCCTGCTTGGCCGGATGAAGATCAAAGAAGCTGACATTCAAATTCCCGATCGCTTGAGTTACTTGTTAGAGTCGGCAGACAATGACGGCGCATCGTTAACAGGTATGATTGAACAAACCGCATCAGAGCTAATGCCGATTAAGTGGCAAGTGCTTGTGTCTGACTACCTTGGACTGTCCGAGGTAGATTTAACTGACGTGTCAATCGAGGACGTTAAGCGTGCCAATCCTCGCGCCACAATCAAAGCATACAACCGCGACAAGGTTGTTAACTGGCATTTTTCGCGCATCAATGGTGCGATGCAATTGACTTACATCATGCTACGCGAAGACGGCACAGAGTTTGATCCGTACACAGCTACGCACACGGCAGTCGAGTCTTACTTAGTGTTAGCGCTTGACGAAGATGGCAATTATTACCAGCAAAAAATCGTTAAACGCTCAACCGGATTAGAAGAAGGCAAGCGCAGTTACATGACTGTTAGCGGCTCAGCATTAACCTGGCTACCGGTAACGTTTGCATCAGACGAAGAAATCAAAGCGGGCGCACTGCCTAAACAAATGGGCTTTATCAGTCCAATCTGCGACTTGGCATTAGCTCGCTACCGTATGAGCGCTGAGTACAAAGAAACTATTCGCAACTTATCGCCAACTACTTACGTTTTTGGTGCGCGTAGTAACTTCATTGAGCAATTTGAAGCGGCAAACGGGCGCAGCTACATCGAGACAGGCTCAGGCAGTCGAAACACGTTGCCGGAAGGCTGCACAGTCGAAGTGATTGGTTGTGAAACGTCAGTTCAGCCTTATGAATCATACTTCGAGCGCAACACGCAAGAAGCTCGCCAGATGGGCGCAGTGCTGCAAGGCGACGTAAAAGCAGCAACAGCTACCGAAGCAGAGATTGCGGCAGCAGAGAATAACGCTCGCTTGGTTGCTTTGGCTCAAGGTTTAGAGTCTGCATATCAGAAAGCAATTTTGTATTGTGGCATGTTTGAGGGCTTATGGGGCGCTGATGCCATCGAGCAGAACATGGATCAAGTAGTTATCAGCCTTCCTCGCACGTTCGCCAAGTCCAAGCTGTCAGTTGATGAAGTGCGCGTAATCATGGAGCTAGTCTTAGCGGGACTCAAGCCGCGAGACTTGGCAATTAGAGAACTAGCAGAAGGCGGCTGGTCAATGGATGATGCCGAAGCAGTGCTTGATGCCATTGACAGTGGCGATAATTTGACGGTTTAGTTTAACGGGTATAAAATCACTACAGCGATGCGGTGCATCATAACTAAAGGCGGTGCCTATAATGTTTGTTGAATCATTGGATAAAGTGCCTGAAGATTGGCGCGATCAGTTTGTAGAAGTAGAAATCGACGGTAAAAAAGGCTATCAAGACAAAGACAGCCTAGCGCTTAAGCAATTAGCGTTTAACGTCAAAGAAGAAAACAAAACGGTCAAAAGCCGTTTATCAGAATTTGAAAAGCAGCAAGCAGAAAAGCTGGCTGAAGCAGAGCGCAAGGCACTTGAAAAGCTCAAGGCTGAAGGCAAGACGGATGAGATTATTGCCGACCTTGAGCGCCGACACGGTGAGACAGCGAAGCAAGCGCAAGAGCGCATTGACCGCCTCATGGGCAGCATCAAGACCGAAAAGCGCTCTGCACTTGTGGCAGATTTAGCGAGCGAGTTAGCAACAGATTCAGGCAGTAAAGCATTTAAGCGCCTAGTTGCAGACCGCATCGACATTGACCCAGAAACGGGCAAAGTTACGTTTTTAAATGATGATGGCGGTGCCTCATCGTTAGATTTAGCAGGGTTCAAAGCGGAGTTATTGAAAGATGATAGCTTTGCGCCACTGCTTAAAGCAGGTGTTGTTACCAAAGGCGGTGGCAACGCTCAAGGCTCAACAGGTCAAGGCGGTGCCAACAAACCTAAAGCCACACGCGGCCAATTTGAATCAATGAATCCGGCCGATAGAATGAGTTTCATCCAATCCGGTGGCGTAGTCACCCAATAAACATTTGAGGGCTTTAAAATGGCTAACACTTTAACAAATTTGGTTCCTGACCTGTACGCAGCGCTTGACGTTGTATCACGTGAATTAGTTGGCATGATTCCGGCCGTTACGATGGATGCTCGCGTTGATCGCGCTGCTGAAGGCCAATCGGTTCGCGTGCCAGTGGTTCCAACTAACACTAGCTCAAGCATCACTCCAGCAATGGGCGTTCCTGCTGCTGCTGATCAAACTATCGATAACGTTGCTATTGTTATCAATAAAGCAAAAGCAGTTCCTTTCTCTTGGGAAGGTAACGAGCAAGTTGGCTTAAACTCTGGTGTTGGTTATGGCAACATCCGAGTAAACCAGATTGCACAAGCAATGCGTACTTTGGTTAACGAAATCGAAGCAGACTTGTGTGGCTTGCATAGCACCATGTCACGCGCTTACGGCACTGCTGGCACAACTCCATTTGGCACTGCTGGCGACTTCACTGACGCAACTCAGGCGCTTAAAATCCTGAAAGACAACGGCGCACCTGTGCAAGATAACCAGTTAGTAGTTAACACTTCTGCTGGCGCAATCTTCTTAGGTAAGCAATCTAACGCTTCAGTTGCTTTCGAGCCAACAATCCTGAATCAAGGTGTTTTCCAAACGCTGTCAGGTATGTCAGTTCGTGAATCTGGTCAAGTTGTTAGCTTTACTAAAGGCACTGGCGCAAGCTACTTAGTGAACAACGGCGCCGGTTATGCTGTTGGCGCTACATCAATCGTGGTAGACACTGGCTCTGGCACTGTGCTGGCTGGCGATATCGTTACATTCGCAGGCGACACTAACCAGTATGTTGTTGCAACTGCTTTATCTGGTGGCACTTTAGTATTGGCTG